TGACCAAAAGCGAAACCGCCCTACGCCATGACATCGATAATACCCCCGATGCCGACCAGCTAGAGAACCTGACTATTCTGTGCGAGTGCGTGCTGCAGCCTGTGCGGGAGCGGTTTGGTATGCCCGTCAAAGTGAATTCAGGCTTCCGCAGTGCTGCGGTAAACACTAAAGTAGGTGGCTCTAAAACGTCAGATCACTGTAAGGGTATGGCTGCGGACATCGAGATTCCCGGAGTGGCTAACGCTGAGCTGGCGCAGTGGATCGTGGACAATTTGAACTTCCGCCAAGTAATTCTTGAGTTTTATACCCCCGGCGTCCCTGATTCAGGTTGGGTGCATGTCAGCTACAACCCCGGCGACAACAAGAAGCAGGCGCTTACCGCTACCAAAAAAGACGGTAAAACTGTATACTTACTCGGACTTGTTGCATAAGAGTACGCTATGCCCCTTAAAAAATTACTGCTCAGGCCCGGCGTAAACCGCGAAAATACCCGCTACACCACTGAAGGTGGTTGGTATGAGTGCGACAAAATTCGGTTTCGCCAAGGCACCCCAGAAAAAATCGGTGGGTGGGAGCAGATATCAGATAATCGTTTCTTAGGCGTATGCCGCGCACTATGGAACTGGGTAACGCTTGCCTCTGTGAGCCTGATTGGCGTAGGCACCAACCTCAAATACTACATTGAGCGCGGCGCAGCTTACAACGACATAACCCCACTCCGCGTAACCACAGCCGCAGGAGATGTGACGTTTGCCGCTACTACGGGCTCCTCAGTCGTTACGGTGACGGATACTGCGCACGGTGCAGTAGAGGGTGACTTTGTAACCTTCAGTGGGGCGGTATCACTAGGCGGGGACATCACAACGGCCGTTCTGAACAGCGAGTTCCAGATTGTCACAGTGCCCGACGATGACACATACACTATCCAGACAGCCGTAGCTGCCACAGGTGCCGATACGGGAGACGGAGGCGCCAGTGTAGTAGGCGCATACCAGATAAACGTGGGCCCTGAGATTCAGGAGAGCGCGACCGGTTGGAGCGCAGGCCCTTGGGGTTCTGGGTCATGGGGGAATACCACTGGCCTGACAGACGCTCTGCGCATATGGAACCACAGTAACTTTGGTGAGGACTTGATCTTCGGTCCTCGTGGGGGCGCTCTGTACTACTGGGATGCTAGTGCGGGGTTCCCACAGCGCGGCGTTTTAGTCAGCTCTCTCTTAGGGGCATCGGACGTACCTGCTGCGCATACTACCCTATTGGTATCTGACATATCTCGGTTTGTGTTGTGCTTTGGCGCGTCTCCACTAGGCGGAACTGATCTAGACCCTATGCTAATACGTTGGTCAGACCAAGAAGACGTAGCCAACTGGACACCAGCCATTACAAACCAAGCCGGAGACTTGCGCCTGTCTACGGGCTCAAAAATAGTTACCGCCATACAGACTCGCCAAGAGATTGTGGTGTGGACCGACGCCGCACTGTACTCACTACAGTATCAAGGCCCTCCGTTCGTGTGGGGTGCTCAGACGCTAGGAGACAACCTCTCCATTATTGGGCCTAACGCCAAGGCATCCGCCAGTAACGTAACCTACTGGATGGGTAAAGACAAGTTCTACCGCTATGACGGCCGGGTGCAGACAATGCGCTGTGATCTGCGCCAATACATATTCCAGAACATTAACTTGCTGCAAGCAGATCAGATTTTTGCCAGCACGGTGGAGGCGTTTAATGAGGTGTGGTGGTTCTACCCATCTGCTGACTCAACAACACCTAACCGATATGTAGTCTACAACTACGCCGAGGACATCTGGTACTACGGCAACATGACCCGCACAGCTTGGATTGATAGCCAGATACGCAACACCCCCGTGGCTGCGTACAGCGGGCGCTTGATTAACCACGAGACAGGGTACGACGACGGCTCTAATAACACCTCCGTGCCAATTGAGTCCTACATTGCATCCTCGGAGTTTGACATCGACGACGGCAACAACTTCAGCTTTATCTGGCGCTTGCTGCCGGATATTACGTTTAGAGGGTCTACTAGTACAAACCCCAGCGTGAACATGACCCTGCTGCCCCTGCAGAACTCCGGCTCTGGGTACAACACCCCTGCCTCTGTCGGTGGAGAGAACACCCGTCCGGTTACACGCAGCACCACTATACCGATTGAGCAGTTCACGGGGCAGATCAACACCCGCGTGCGCGGACGCCAGATGGCGATAAAGGTTGAGTCCAGTGGGCTAGGGGTGGCGTGGCAGCTTGGCGCACCCCGTATTGACATCCGCCCGGATGGTCGTCGGTAATGGCTAACATCGTTACTTCGGAGTTTGCTGTAAACAGGATAGTCGCTCCGCGCCTGCCAGCGGCCACAGAAGCGTATGAGCGTCAGTATCAGGATCAATTTAACAACATCCTGCGCCTGTACTTTAATCAGCTAGACAACGTTCTGGGGCAGATGAGCGCAGACTCGACGGTTATCCCCCCAACAACGGTATTTACGGTCGCAGCGCTACCTAGTGCGGCTACTTCTGGCGCTGGGTCTAGGTCTTTTGTGTCCGACGCCTCGGGTCCTACGTTTGGCGCTACCGTTGCGGGTAGTGGGGCTGTGACCGTCCCTGTGTACTCTGATGGGACTAACTGGAAAGTTGGATAACCCCCGCTTCCCATTTGTACTTTGACATACTAAAATATACCTATGAACAACCTACACCCAATTGCGCAGTCTGTCCAGTCACAAGGTCGCGGCGAAGATACCCAACTGGTGCACATGACCCCCGGCGAAGTGCAAGGCTTGCAGGCACTAGCTAAGGCGCATGGCGGCTCCCTAACAATTAACCCCGAGACGGGTCTGGTCGAAGCAGGCTTCCTAAAGTCCATTCTCCCCACGATTGCGGGTGTTGGGCTGTCTATGATGGGCGTTCCGCCCCCGCTGGCTGCGGGTATTGTGGGCCTTGGTACTACTGCGCTGAGCGGTGGTGATCTGGGTAAAGGTTTAATGGCGGGTATCGGCGCGTATGGTGGAGCAGGTCTAGGTCAGAGTCTGTTTGGCGCGAGTTCGGGATTGGTTTCAGGGGCTCCGGCGGTTAACAGCTCTATACAAGCAGCAAACACAGGGTTGGCTACGCAAGGGGCTTCAGGTCTTGGGACTTCCGCCGCACAAAGCGCGTCAGCAAACAACTTTCTGACCCAATCGGGTATGACTGGGTTACCACAGGCCAGTTTGGCTCCGCAGGGTCTAGGCGCTATTCCTCAAACCGTTACGCCTATGGCTACCTCGGCAATGGGTAAGCTGGCAACACCGGGTTTCTACGGTGACAACGCTTTAAATATAGGCGCTGCTGCGGCGCCAATGCTGTTCCAAGAGCCTAAGAGTCAGTCTGCTCCTGTAGACAATGAGCAGTACCAATACACATACAATCCCGGCAAGACATCTAGAGAAGACTTAGATGCGCAACGTTTGGCCAATCCGGACGGCGAACTGCGGTATTTCACACCTTCTTATCAAGGGCCGAATAAAGTTCGGGTTGCTCAGGGCGGCATCTTGGGCTTAGCCGAAGGCGGTATGCCAGAAGAGTACACGTTCGATCCCGTAACTCAGAAGTACACTAAGAAGCCCGGTGTTGCGCCCACAGCCCCTATGGCAGCAGTTACGCCTATCGGCATCGACTCGTCTGGTGGGTATGAGTCAACCATGACAGACGCTCAGTTTGACCAACAGCAGATGCAAGGCGCTCTTAATTTAGAGACGGGCCGCCAAGCCATGTTCGGCGCTCCTGAAGTCACCGGCCCTGTGCAACAGGTAGATATGAGCACGCCATACGGCAGCGACCAAACGTTCAGCGCAACGGCGGCGGCACAAGCAGAACAAGCCGCAAATATTAACTCGTCTCCTGACGTAGGTGTGGGGGGCCCAAGCGGCGGCCCCTCTTCTCCCGGGGGTTTCGGCCCCTCTTCTCCCGGGGGTATGGCTGCCGGTGGACTTATGGGTTTAGCTGCTGGCGGTACAGCGTCCTCAGATAGCCAAGATGCCCCCCGTGACGCAAATCAACTAATGGTCGACTTGCTTAATAAAACGTTTGGCTCTAGTGCCGGTAATTTAAAGGCGTTTGTTCAAGCAGCAGGCTCCAACGATCCTAATACTAGAGAAAATGCAGGTGCCGCGATGATGGGCATGCCGATGCCTGAACAACCTGTAGTGATGGCTCCGCAAATGGAGACCGCGTACGACCCGGGTACGCAGATGTATTACGAAAAAGAGCGTAATGCCGCTTCTGGGGGACTTATGGGTTTAGCTGCTGGCGGTATGGCTAAGGGAGGTTTTGTTGTCCCCGCCGACGTTGTTAGCGCCTTGGGTAACGGTAGTACTGATGCGGGTTTACGCTCGCTGAAAGCTAGGTTTGGCGCGGTTAAGCATATCAAAGGTAAAGGCGACGGCCTGAGCGACTCGATTAATACTAGCATTGACGGTAAACAGCCCGCCCGTGTTGCTGATGGGGAGGCGTATATCGACCCTAAGACCGTT